GGGATTAACTGACAAAGTGTCAGTTGTAATCTAATAATACTGACAAATAGTAATTCTATTGTTTTTTAGATAAAATGTAGTATATTTGTAGAGTCAAAAACAAAAAAAAAGTTTTTATATATGGATACAGAATTCGAAGAACAAGGAGGAGGTAGAAGACTTCCAATGAAGAAAAGTAAAAACGATTCGAGAACACCCGTGTTGGATAATTTCTCTCGTGATTTAATTAAATTAGCAGAGCAAGGAAAACTTGACCCTGTAATTGGTAGAGAGAAAGAGATTAATAGAATCGCACAGATTTTATCTCGTCGTAAAAAGAATAACCCGATTGTTATTGGTGAACCTGGTTCAGGTAAAACCGCAATCGTGGAAGGGTTAGCAATAAAAATACACCAAGGAGACTGTCCTAAAAACTTAGCGGATAAACGTATAGTTTCATTAGACTTAACTTCTGTTGTTGCGGGTACTAAATACCGTGGACAGTTTGAGGAGAGACTTAAGGCTATTTTAGAAGAGTTGGTTGATAATGATAATGTAGTGGTCTTTATTGATGAGATACATACCATCATTGGAACTGGTAACTCTTCAGGTTCATTAGATGCTTCGAACATCATTAAACCCGCACTGTCTCGTGGTGAAATACAATGTATTGGTGCCACTACGTTAGACGAGTATCGTGAGAATATTGAAAAAGACGGAGCATTAGAAAGACGTTTCCAAAAAGTATTGGTTGACCCTGCGACAACTGAGGAAACAATGATTATCCTTTCTAATATCAAATCTAAATACGAGAATCATCATAAGGTTAAGTATAGCGAAGAATCATTAGAGGCTTGTGTTACCTTATCGGACAGATACATTACTGACCGTGAATTACCTGACAAGGCTATCGATATCTTAGATGAGGTAGGTGCAAAGGCGCAAATCGATGTTAAATTACCTGAATTTATCGAAGACCTTAAATTACAAGTTGCTGAGATTAAGAGAAAGAAATTGGATGTGGTTAAGACACAAAACTATGAAATAGCTGCTGAACTAAGAGACCAAGAAAAGAAGTTAATTAATAAGTTAACAACTGAGAAAGAGGAGTGGGAACAAAAACAAAACGAAAACAGAACTTTAATTACTGAAGACGATGTTTATAAAATTGTTTCAGATATGACTAATATTCCTGTAACTCGTTTAGACAGTGACGAAGCTAAGTCATTACTTAATTTAGAAAAAACCTTAAAGGCTAACGTAATCGGACAAGATGACGCAGTTACTAAGATTTCTAAAGCAATTCGTAGAAATCGTGTAGGTATTAAGGAACCAAACAGACCAATCGGTTCTTTCATATTCTTAGGTTCGACAGGTGTAGGTAAAACACACTTAGCTAAAACATTAGCACGTGAAATCTTTGGTGATGAATCGGCAATGATTCGTGTGGACATGTCAGAGTTAATGGAAAAACACTCAGTATCAAGATTAGTAGGGTCTCCTCCAGGATACGTAGGACACGACGAAGGTGGTCAATTAACCGAACAAGTTAAAAACAAACCTTACTCTGTAATACTTTTCGATGAGATTGAGAAAGCACATAGAGATGTCTTTAATATCTTACTTCAAGTATTAGATGAGGGTCACTTAACAGATGGTTTAGGTCGTAAGATTAACTTTAAAAATACTTTAATTATTATGACTTCTAATGTTGGAGCAAGAAAACTACAAGACTTCGGAACGGGGTTAGGATTTAGTACAGACTCTACAGTTTCACAACACGAAGAACTCACTAAAGGTGTAATTCAAAAAGCACTAAAGGCAGAATTCTCACCTGAATTCCTAAACCGTTTAGATGATATTGTCGTATTCAAAGCTTTAGAGAAAGAAAACATTGGTAAAATCGTAAAGATTGAAATGAATAAACTCTCAAAGAGAATTGTAGAAAGAGGTTACAACATTAGTTTTGGACCATCAATCATCGACTTTATCGCAGACAAAGGGTTTGACGCCAAATACGGAGCAAGACCAATACGTAGAGCGATTCAGGAATACATAGAAGACTTTATCGCTGAGGAAGTATTAGGTAAAGGTATTGTTGAGGGGAAGAGTTACTCCCTTAAAATAAATAAGGATTCTGAAAAAATTTCAGTAACAGAAAAAAAATCATAATCTTTTTGGTTACTTAAATAATAAAGAGTATATTTGTACTCAAATTAATAAACGATGAACGAACAAAGGTTAAATAGGTTTAAAAAACTACTTTCAGTACCAAGTAAGTCAAGAAATGAGTCTCAGATGGTTAACTTCATCTGTACTCAACTTGACAATATGATTGACAGTGGGGTTAATCTCGATTACTACTTAGACGAACTTAGTAACATTTATGTGACTAAAGGAGAGTCTGAATCGTACCCGTGTTTTATCTCACACACTGACACGGTACACGAAATAGACTCCATCAACGTAGTTGAAGGGATTAAAACTAAACCTAACACTTTCGGTAAGTCATTTGGTAACGAAGAATTCGATGTTCTTTACGCAGTTAACGACCAAGGAAATCCTACGGGTATTGGTGGTGACGACAAATCAGGGATTTTTATTTGTTTAGAAATCCTTCGTAACGTCCAAGAGTGTAAATTAGCTTTCTTTGTTTCTGAAGAAATTGGTTGTATAGGGTCATCAAACGCAGATGTCGAGTTTTTTAACGATGTAACATTTGTTTGTGAGTATGACGCACCTGGAGACCACTTAATTACCGAGATTTGTTCGGGAGTTCGTTTGTATGAAGTAAACGGTGAATTTATCAACACAATGAAACCAATCATCGAAAATTCCTTTGGTAACCCGATGATTGAACAATCACACCCTTTTACCGACGTGATGCAACTTAAAAACAAGTTACCTGTGTCGTGTATCAATATCTCATGTGGATATTATAACATGCACAGTGTGAATGAATTTATTGCACTGGTAGACGTAGAAAAAGCGATTGACTGTGGTATTAGTATGACTATGTATGGTTTACAGGATAAATATTACTATGAAAATGACACACCTAAATATTTTAACGATTCTAAAGAGGATGTTTACGAATCTGAAAACTCTAAATGGTTAAGTGAAGGTGTTGTAATATTTGATGAGGATTCATCGGGAATTACGATTGAGGAATACGAAACAGGAAACTGTGTCTACCTAACAGAGAAAGAATGTAAGAAATTATATGAAACTCTAAAGTCGAAATTCACACCCTCGTCACAGTACCGTTTATTTTAAACACAAAAAAAGAAACACCCAATAGGGTGTTTTTTTTATTTAAGGAATAATTTAGATTCCCTTTGTCTTCTTGAGATTAACCCCTTACTAAATTTACCATTAATCATTGTACTGTCTTTCGGCAAGATATTAGCAGCGGATTTATATTTTTTTTTTGTTTAACTAATTTAATGAAATTAGATTTTCTTAAACCTTGGCAACCCGCGTTAAATACCAACGATACTAATACGTCAAACATATTTTGAGTAATCATATGGTTATTTTTTGTAGTATCATCTGACTTCCACTCGTTTAGAAAACGTCTAACACAATTTGCCGATTCAGTGGCATCGTTCTGTAAGTATTTTTGCGCTTGTTCTTTAGTTATTACATCACCAACTTTAGGGGTTGGTTCAGAAAGTGCTCCTGTGTGTCCCCATCCAATTGTGACTCTACCATCACCTAATTTATATGCTTTCAATACGGGTTCTCCTTTTTGTTTTACACTACCCTCATCGGTTTTTATTGTGTTCCAAAAATTTTGAGATGCCTTTAGTTTAGTGCCGTCTACGTAATTTTCATTAGTGACTACTTTTGTTTCTTTTTTCGTTGGGGGTGTTTTAGGTATTCTATTGGTAATTAGTTTTATTGATGGGTAAACAACACCTTGACGATTAGTCGAATAATCCTCTATTTTTACTATTTCTTTTTTACCTTTGGTGGTAAAGACTAACGTTTCAC